TCAAACGGAATCGTCAGCATTTTGCTCGAACCATCCCTTCAAAATGTCATTCGAAAACGGCGTATCGGCAGAAACGGCAGGACTGCTAAGCGTTTCGTCCGCAGTCTGGGAGGTTTCAACCAGCGTGGAGGCCATTGCCCGTGCGAGCAGCACCGTGCGTAAATCACGGCTCTCACGAAGCAGCTCTTTCCTTAGCTGCTGCTCGATGAGGGCGTTCTCGAATGCTTCTGATGGCAGCGTTTCACCGGGTTTGTTATGCCACGAAACGTACCAGTTCTTGTCATCTTGCGACAAGTGCAGATACGCGACCTCCGTGAAGGAGTAGGCGGCTTTCAGCAGCGCACTTTTTTCATAAAGCCCCTTGGAAAAGGCTAATTCCATGCGACGCACCGCTCTTATCAACGAGATAATTCTTGTAGTCAAAATCAGTATACTACAATTATAGAAGAAAGTCAACCAAAATGCCGCGCAAATCGAATATTGTGAGACAAATTCTTCTGTAATTACAGAAACAGTCATCCGTAGCTTCAAAACGCCATCCCCCTCAAAAAGTTGAGAAGCTTTGAGAAGGTTTGAGAAGCTTTGAGAAGAAATGAGAAAGTTTGAGAAGAAAATCTGTGCTATACTATATACGTGTTACCAAGCACCTCTGCCGCCCGCCTCCCGCTTGATAACATCCGCCCCGCTGTACCCACAAACAGCAGCGCATAGCACCCAACAGGACAAATTAGCAGCGAACAGCACAAAACAAGACGAAACAGCACAAAATAGCACGTTTTAGCAAATAAACCTGTGCTATGATAGTATCGTCGGAAGACCGCGGCCACCGACAGAGGCAATCAGCGTCATGTTGACTGCCTTTTTTGCATCCCGCTGCGCATTTTGAAAGGAGGTGGTCGCCTTGATTGCCAGCAACTGACCCCAATTTTCGCAGGCAGACTGCACCCGCAGCCTGTCTATTTTGTTGCCGCAAAAGCGGAGAAAGTGAGAAGTATATGAGGGTATTTGGCAAAATCAACATCATCGGGCTGGATAACGGCTACGGGAACATCAAGACGGCGAACGGCATTTTTCCGGCGAGCGTTACTTGCTGCGAGGCTGAACCGGCGCACGCGCAGGACGTGCTGGTGTACGATGGCAAGTATTACGTCATCGGTGCGGGGCATCGGGAGTTCACGCTCGATAAGGTCGGCAATCAGGATCACTACCTGCTGACGCTGGCGGGCATCGGGCAGGAGCTGTGGTGCAATCAGCTGACCACGGCGGCTGTTCATCTGGCGGTCGGACTGCCGCTGACGTGGGTCGGCGACCAGCGCGAGCAGTTCCGCGCCTATTTGTCGCAAAACCGCCATGTGGATTTCAACTGGCGCGGCATCGATTACCATGTTGATTTGGTCGGCGTGGACGTGTACGCGCAGGGGTATTCCGCCGTCATTCCCGAACTGCGGAAATTCACCGGGGCGAACATGCTGTGCGATATTGGCAACGGCACCATGATTGTCATGGCGATTAACGACCGCAAGCCGGTGCTGGAGCAGTGCTTCACGGAGAAGTACGGCACTTACCAGTGCGTGCTGAAGGCGCGGGAAGCCTTGACGCGGCTCTGCGGACGAACCGTGCCGGACGTGACCATCGAGCAGGTGATGCGCGAGGGCACGGCTGATGTTGCGCCTGAATATGTGCAGGTCATCCGCGAAGCGGCGGCGGACTACGCGGCGGAAATCATGCGCAAGCTGCGCGAGCATGAATATGACCCCAAAACGATGCGGCTGTGGATTGTGGGCGGCGGCGGTTGCCTGATTCGCAACTTCGGGCAGTATGACCCCAATCGCGTGACCATCATCGGTGATATTCACGCCTCCGCCAAGGGGTACGAGTATCTGGCGGAGCGGCGTTTGCAGCGTGAGGCGAGGGCGCGGTGAAAGAGATTCTGCGCACGACGATTCGCCTGTATGCGGAGAAACCCGCCGACCGGGAGGCGCTGCGGCTGCTGCGTCAAGTGCGGGAAGAACAGCACTTGCGCTATGCAGATGCTATCGTGGCGGCGGTCAATGCACACTATGGGCAAGCGCGGCAAGGCGGCTTCGATCATCAGCAGCGGGAGGAAATCCGCGGCATTGTCCGCGAAGAGATGGCAGCATCATCCGCGTCTGTGTTCAACCTGCTTCGATGTGCTGGGCAAACACCGGCAGAGACATCGGAGGACGCGAACGCGCCGGACGAGACCGATCTCGACAATCTGCTGGATATGATGGGCAACTGATGCGAAAGCGCACCAAATTTCTTTCTGCTGATGCGCGGAGAAACTTGGATGGCATCCGAGAGCATCAAATGCGCACCAGCGGGCATGAGCATTCAGCGGGCGGCAAACCCGCCGGAGTCCAGAGGCGGAGCACTTTGGTCAGTGTTCAGAGGCGAAGCCTTTGACCCACAGGGAGGCGCGCCGACCGAAAAAGTGATGCTGTGCGTCACTTTGTAGTGGGTAGTCTCTGCCGCAATCAGAGGGAATCGGTCGCTGCGCTCCCGCCGCCCGCAAGCAAGGAGGTACTATACGAGCAAAATCAGAGCAACCCGGCACAACGGTCGTGCCGGAAAGAACGGCGTGTTCACGACCAAGCACAACGACCGCAATTTTGACGTAACCAACGCCGAACACATTGACCCTGCGAAAACGCACGAAAATGTCTATTGGGACTGGCTGAATGGAATGCGCACAGGCGAAAGAAGCGCCGACGTTCCTTCCTTTGAGGAGGTCGAGCGAATCTTTTACGAGCGGCATTATTCCGATTATGTCGCAGGGCAGTGCGCGCGCAACGCCCAGCGCCGCCACACGGAGCGCAACCGAACCGTAGAGCAGATTCGCCGCGACAAGCGCACCTGTCCGGAAGAAACCATCTTCCAGTTCGGCAAAGAGGGCAGCGGGGCGACGCCGGAGCAGCTGCTGACCATTTTCACGGCATTCAAGCAGCAGTTCGAGGAGCGCTACGGCAAACACGTCCACATGCTGGACTGGGCGATGCACTGCGACGAAACGACGGTGCACATTCAGGAGCGCCACTGCTTCGACTATGTGAACAAGTACGGCGAGGTCGAGCCGAAGCAGGAAAAGGCGCTGGCGCTCATGGGCATTCCGCTGCCGCAGCCGGACAAGCCGCCGGGACGCTACAACAACCGCAAAATCACCTTCGATGCCATGAATCGGCTGATGCTGATTGAAATCGCGAAGGCGTGCGGCCTGGACATTGAGGAGCAGGTAAAGTACGGCGGCAGGAATCATCTGGAAAAGCTGGATTACATCATTGCCAAGCAGCTCGAAACCATCCGGAATCAGCAGAAGCAGCTGACCGCGCAGAATCAGCAGATTCAGACCTTGACCGCGCAGATTGCCGAGAAGGATGCCGAGCTGGACGCGAAGCTGTTCCGCCTGTCCGATGTGGATTTGCTGATTGAGCAGGTGACGGACATTTGCTACGAAAAAGCCGTGACCGCCGTCAGCGAGAGCATGAATAAAACGGCGCTTGACAAAGCGGCAGCGGGCGTTGACCGCACCATTCGAGCGGCAAAGTCGCCCAGCAGTGGGCTTGGCGCTCCCTTCATCGGCGTGGTGGAGACGTGGCTGGGCAAAGCGAGGGAGGATGTGTTCAGCGCGCTGCTGTCTATGGCGGATGACGTGCGGCGACGGCTGCTGTCGCCCGCGATGAACGAAATCATGAAATGCAGCATTGCGGAGACGGCGCGCCCGGCCGTGGTGGAAAAGCTGCGCCCCAAACTGTGGGATGATGCCCATCCGAAGAAGCACCCCGATGCGTGGGCGCGATAACCATTGCAGGAGATGAGAACATGAGCGACGAAACGAAAATCGACTGGTCGCCGCCGATGCCGGACGACCAGATGGCCGCCGCCGATGCCGGACGACCAGATGGCCGCCGCCTACCAATCTGTACAAGCCAAGTTGACCCACACCGCTGGCGGCGAGGTGCGCAATACGCTGCAAAACTTCGTCACGGCGCTGACCCATGATCCGGTTTTTGCCGGAAACATCCGCAGAAATCTGTTCAAGGAACGCATGTCGATGACCTGCCCCGTCTGGTGGACGCGGAAAAGCGACATGATTGACGACATGGATGTTGCGTTCCTGCGGCTGTATCTGGAAGAACACTACGGGCTGCGGTCGGAAAAGCTGATTTATCCGGCGCTGAACATCGTGTCCACCGCGCAGGCGTTCCATCCGGTGCGGGACAGGCTGAACAGCCTTGTCTGGGATGGCGTGCCGCGCGTCCGGGTGGCGCTGCACCATTTTCTTGGCGCGGAAGTGAGCGACACGAACGAAAAGTACCTGCGCACGTTCATGCTCGGCGCGGTGAACCGGGTGTTTCATCCCGGCTGCAAGTTTGAGCTGATGCTGGTGCTGGTGGGCGGGCAGGGCGCTGGCAAAACCACCTTCATCCGCTTTCTTGCGCTGGAGCCGGAATGGTTCACGGACGATGTCAGCAAATTGGACGACAAGGAAATTTACCACCGGCTCAACGGTCATTGGATTTGCGAGCTTTCGGAGATGGTCGCGACGGCGAACGCCAAAAGCATCGAGGAGATCAAGTCTTTTCTCAGCCGCGACAAGGATTTTCTGCGGATGGCATATGACCGATACGGCGGCGATCATCCCCGGCAAAGCGTGTTCGCGGGCACGACCAACCGCATGGATTTCCTGCCTTTGGACAGAAGCGGCAATCGGCGCTTTCTCCCGGTGACGGTGGATGCGTCGAAAGCCGACTGCCATATTCTCGATAACCCGGCGGAGTCCCGGCACTATTTCGAGCAGATGTGGGCGGAAATCATGGCGCAGTACAAGTCCGGCGCGTACAGCACGCATCTGTCCAAGGCGGATGAGGAGGCACTGCGCAAACAGCAGCAGGATTATTGTCAGGAGGATACGCTGGCGGGGCGCATCTACGCATGGTTCGAGACGTTCGAGCAGGACAAGGTCTGTTCCTTGCAGATTTACCGGGAATGTCTGGCGCATCCGCTTGATGAACCGAAGAATTACGAGACGCGCGAAATCCGCGAAATTGTGGACAGCGGGATTGCCAGCGGCGAAATCAGCGGGTGGCAGAAGTTCCGCAATGCCCGCAAGTTTGCCAAGTACGGGCGGCAGTATGGCTGGGAACGAATCCAGCCTGTCTGACACGCCGCCTATCATCCGAATGTCAGGGGATATGTCGCGGAATCCACGCTGCGGCAAGGTGTTTCGCGGCTTGACATGCCGGACATATCCAATTAAGCAAAACAAATTGTTTCAATAAAGAAGAGACGCAGAAAAAGGTTCACCATCCGCGTGTCAGCATGTCGGATGTGTCAACCGCGCTGCGTCTCCATTTCGGAGGTGAACCTATGTTCAATCGCGTTCCGGCGGACGATCGGGCGGACGAAAATCAAGCAGAGTCCGCGCACAAAGTCCCCAAAATGACGCTGACGATGGCGGAGCTGGCAGACGAGCTGCACATTTCCCTGCCAACGGCGCGGAAGCTGGTGCGAAAATCAGGTTTTCCCGCGTTTAGCGTCGGCAGCAGGATTCTCATCAACCGGGAAGGGCTTCAGCGCTGGCTGGATGGTCAGCCGCCGATTGCTGTCACCTGAATTTTTCGCAAAATGTACTTGCCCCGTGCTGTGATGTGTGCTATGATCATCGTAGCACCTTGACAATTGAATCAGCATACACAGCACGGGGCGATTGATAAGGAGGAACATCAATGCCTCGTCAGAAATTAACCCAACGTACCGACGGCTACTTCAAGGTGAAGTACCATGATAAGCAGTTTTACGGCAAAACGCAGGCGGAAGCCATGAAAGCACGCGATGCGTACAAGCAGAAAGAGCAAATGGGGCTCAGCCACGACCTCGAAGGAATTACCTTTTTGGATTATGCGCTGAATTGGCTGGAAATTTACCGCTCCGATTGCAGCGTGCCGTTGCAGAAGCAATATGCCAGCATGATTCGCTTTGCCGCCGATCACACGCGGAAGCGGTTCATCTGCGACATCAACGCGAACGACTTGCAGGCCATCTTCAACAAGCTGAGCTGCTATTCCTCGTCCTATGTGAGCAAGTTTGCCTCACTCATGAACGGCGTCTTCCGCAACGCCGTGTCCAACGGTGCGCTGATTCGCAATCCGATGGCGGGCGTGCAGCGTCCCAAATGCAAGAAAACGGGCGGACACCGCTGCTTGGAGCCGTGGGAACGGGCGCTGATTCGCAGTACATGGCAGGAACACGACTTCGGTCTGGCGGCGATGGTGATGCTCTACACCGGCTTCCGCAGGGGAGAAATGCTCCACCTGAACATCGACCGCGATGTGGATTTCGAGAAAAAGACAATTGCAGTCCGCGGCGCTGTGTCGTTCAGCGAAGGCAATCGCCCGAAGCTCACGAAGGGCAAAACCGCTTCCGCCATCCGCACTGTGCCGCTGCTTCCTCCGCTGGAAGAGGCGCTGAAAGGGCGGCACGGGCTGGTTTGCCACAAGGAGAACGGCGGCATCATGTCGCAGTCCGCCTTCGCGTGCAAGTACGAGTCGTACATCACCTTCTTGGAGACGAAGCTCAACGGCATCCACAAGCGCTGGTACGGCAAAACCAACGAGCAGAAGCAGCTCTTGGCGGAGGGCAAGCTGCCGCCGTGGAAGGAAATCAACATCCGCTGCCACGATTTCCGCGTGGAGTTCTGCACAAGAGCGTACTACGCGCAAGTGCCGCTCAAAACGCTGCAAAGCTGGATGGGACACGCCGATGCTGACATGATTCTTGCCATCTACACGAAGCTGGACAAGGAGCAGGAGCGGACGGATGCCGCGAAGATGGTCAATTACCTGACCCGCTTGGAAGTGGATTCCGCCGCCGAATGAGAGAGCGCCGACGAATTCCCGCAATTTTATAACCCCGCCGGTACAGCACCATGTCCCCGAAAGCGGCTAATTTCAAGGGATTCCGGGCCAATTTTATAACCCCGTTATAACCCCATTGCCCCCTGAAATGGCGTGAAAATAGGCGAAAATGCGGTTTTCGGGGAGGAAAAGGGGAAAGAAGCTGGATACACTCGAATCTGCATCAGTTGCGAAAATATGTGCTATACGGCATGAATTTCAACCATAATAGACGAAAATCCGCCCCGAAGCACAAAAAAAGAAGCGATTTTGCAATCGCTTCGATGTCTGGGTGAGAAGATTCGAACTTCCGGCCTCTTGAACCCCATTCAGAAAATCAGTTTTGCATTTTATGCGGTATTCTGCTTATACTTCCGCATAAGCCCTGATAAATGCGATGATATTCTGAATAATCATCCATACAAAGGAAAGCCTGACCACGTTTTGACCACGCACATCAATTTTTAACAGGCAAAAGGTGCTTATCGAGCCATTTATCCAGATAATTCACGAGGCTGCTGCGGGCCTCGTTTTCTTTTATCTTGGACAAGTGCGTGTAGAGGTTGATGGTCATGTTGACGTCATCGTGCCCAAGATAGTATTGAGCACTTTTGATGTCAACACCTGCGTCATACAATGCAGTTGCGTAGGTGTGACGCAGGTCGTGCGGCAAACAAGAGAAAACAATGCGTTCGCCGCCATCGTCATCAGAAGGACTGCGGTATTTGTCCCCAACGCAGTCTCGCCGTCGCCCTCTTTGGTCTGGCTCTTCACCGTTCAAGATGCGCGTCATCATGTTGCAGTACGTCTTCCAGCACCGGTCAACGGAAGACTGCGTTATCCGCTCGCCTTTTGCGCTCCGACACACAGGGCCGGTTCGCTCTTCCGGAGGAACCTGCGTCAGCATTTGATACAGCGGCTCGCAGATCGGCAGGATACGCGCACCCGCCCTCGTCTTCGTCCTGTCTTTTACCGTCGTAACGCTTCCGCGCATGGACGCGGATGCCTTGACGGTCAGCTTCCTGCTATCAAGGTCTATGGCATCCCAGTCCAGAGCGACCATTTCTCCGCGTCGTAGACCACAGAGCAGCATGAGCATTGCCCAACGTCCGGCATGGTACACAGACCAATTGTTCAGTATGCACTCGCTTTCCCAAGGAGCGAGCGCCCGATGAGTGCCGGTAGTAACGTCGTCCGGAAGCGGCAAATCCTCCGCAGGGTCTTCTGGTATAAGCCGGTTCTTCTTGGCCTTGTGGAAAATCTGCTTGAGAATCATCCTGTATTTCAGCGCGGACGAAGATGACATTCCAGCATAGGCAGATAGAGACTGAACGAGATCGGCTTCAGAAACGCTTCGGATAGGCTTCTTGCCCAAGTCCTTTTTGAGACGGTTGATATATGGCGCGTAATCGCTCACGTTGACGGAGTACGCCTCTTGCCAGCGAGCTATCCAATCGTTCACGGTGGTGGCTCTTTCACCATGAGCCAAGCCCTGCTCTTTTTCACGCTTATACCGTTCGCGCTTTTCCAGCGCTTCCGTTCGAGTGCGCCCGTAGAAAGAGATGCGGTTCGGATGACCGTCCGGACGAACGCCATCCGTGTAAGTAATCTGGATGCGTTTGTCTTTTCGCTCGCCCTTTCTTTTGCGCTTTTTTACTTCGCCGTCCATTCGGGGTGCTCCATACAGAGGGCGAGAGCCTGCCGAAGCATCGTCCATTCTGTGTCGTCGATAATCACGGCGCATTGTCCGTTGCCTACTTTTACAGCAGTATAGTCCCCTGCGGCAGCACTCTTGATGACCGTTTCGGGGTTTTGAAGATACTGCTTCAGCGTAATGATTTGCATCATTCCATCCCTCCAATGCTGCGATAAGTGTCGAATATAGCCATCGCCAAGCCGGTGTAGCCGGTCGCTCTCAACGGTAATCGTTTCTTCAGGGCCGCAAGCGTCGCGGTTTTCTGCTCTCCGAGGATGACGTCCATGTCTGCGGTCGCGGCGACATAGAAATCCCATGCTTCCAGATCAAGGGGGCTTGCCCCGTCTTGCTCGTTATTGAACACACAGAAGACATACACGTCTGCATGGCGCTTCGGAGGATTGCTGCCATTCTCCCAGTCTATTTTCTGAGCGACATCGAAGACGAGAGAAGACGGCTTGCGCTGCTTCCAAACCTGACGGTAGGCTGATGTTTTGACCTCGATCTTGCATCCATACTGCGTGAGAATATCGAATACTCGCCAGCCGCTGCGGCGCTCGTCTGCGACGGAATCGCCGAGCGCAGTGGCGACGATAAACTCACCGAGCGCTGCGCGTATCAGGTTGTCGTTGAGGTCTGACCCCATCCAGCGCCAGAAGTCGAGAACTTGCGTGGATGTATCAATGCCATTGAGTGTGAACCTCTCTTGCCCCGAAAAACGGTCAATGTTATTCACTGCGAGCATCCTTCTAATTGCCGATTTTGCGGTCACTTGCTATCATCTGAAATCATCTGCTTGCAGAAATTCAATACTGCACAATTCCAGATAGCGGAAACTATGCACTTTTTACTGCTGAAATCATCTGAAATCATTTGCTATCAGGTGCTTGCAATAGTCCCCGTAATCCAATCCAATCGTATTCGGAATCCTATTCGTAATCCGAATCTATTTATTGCAAGGAACGATCTTTGATCGCTCCTTGCCAGCCGATGGCGTCATTGTCGTTGACGCATTGATTCAGACAACGTAGCTTTTCACGATAAGCTGCGTTCAGAACCTCGACTTTTCCGGAGACGTCGAGCCGGTCGAAAATTCGAGCGAGTTCTTCGCAGTCTTCCGTCCAGCTCCGGTCTTTGACATAGTTGCTGCTGGTGGTTTTCATGGTGGCCCCTTCTTTCGATTCTTGTAATCTGAGAGACACACGACATTAGCCAACGTGCGTTTCAGCCAATCCCTTTTCCGCCGCCGCACGGCGCTGTTCTTGGAGAGCTGTTGCTCTGACAATTTCCCTGCCGTCGGCGTCAAGGGACCTATACCGTTCGAGCAGAACAGCTTCATCTTCGGCGAGAACTTTTGCCAGATCGACCTTGGCCTCTTCGCCGGTGACGAGAAAAGCGATTGACACGCCCAGGTATTCGCAAATCTGCGGGAGGTATTTTACAGGCGGATCGCAGTTCCGTTGACGCCAACTTGTGGTTTGTCCGGTGCTTACACCCAACAATTTTGCAAGACCAGCCGCGGACTTATCTTTCCGCGCGTCGATAAAGGCGAACATTCGCTCAGATACGGTCATGTGTGTTTGTTCCTCCATTTCGGGTGCTCGTCAAGATAGACGACGTTATCCAATCTTTTCGGCGCCCGCGCTCTTTTTCGAAGCGATGCGGCGGTGTTCAGTAATCGCTGTTCCCCGTACGACGTCCTTGCCGTCTGCGTCAAGCTCGCGGTATTTTTCTATCAGGCGCTGTTCATCTTCGGAGAGAGAGCTTTCGGGCTGGGCGTCCTCTCCCGTGAGAAGATACATCACGGAAACACCAAGATATTCACAAATGGGGACTATGTATTTCGCGGGCGGGTCTGTGTTGCGCTGCTTCCAGTTAGTGGCTACGCTGGTGTTTATCCCAACGGTCTTGCAAAGGCTGGCGGCGTTCTTTCCCTCTATGGAGGAAAGAAGGTCAAACATTCGTTCGCAGATAGACATAAATACCCCTCCGAAAAAATATCACAAATGTGAATGAAACCCATTGACAAATCCCCAAATGTGAATTATAATATCATCATACCACAAGAAAGGAGCGCGATACGGTCACTTATTCACATCTGGATTGTCCGTTCTGCCGAGCAGGTAGTCGACCGAACAGTCCAGATAGTCCGCGATGCGGGCGAGGGCTTCCGCGCGGGGGAGGTACCCTGATGCTTGCATGGTGTACAGCGCGTTCTTGTTTATGTCGCAATCGGTCAACATTTTGCTGACAGACATTTTGCGTTCTTTCAGCAGTTGTTTGATACGATCGGCTGTAAAGGCGGAGTTGTACTCAGGCATGATGACACCTCTCTGAAAAAATCTAAAGTTCTTTTGAAAACTCGTTGACTTTCTAAAGAACTTGGGATATAATATTATCATCATCCTCTTGAAGGAGCGTGAAGCCCGATGACGACTACCCCCCCCTACGAGAATTTTGGCAGGAAGAGGCTCAGGTACTTCGGAGCAGTCAACTGCTTCGTATGCATCAAGGAAGAACTTGATACCGGCGAGTATGGAGCGGGTGCGTATCCGCTCGTCGCAGATGTAGCTGCGGCATACTTTGATGGCATCACCAAGCTGTATCGCAGTTTCAGTCCGGAGGAGCTGAAAAGCGACACAGAGATTTCCCTGCTATACGCAAATGCGCAGATGGCTCAACGGGAGATTGAGGCCAAAGCGGCGGCATTGAAAAACGTATAGCAAACACGCGCGCGTAATGATGATATTACTACCCACATTCATTTTAGCACGCGAGCGAGGCAAAGTCAAGGATTGGAGGTGAACGACGAGTGAGCGTTACCACGAAACGCAGCGAGCTGGTGCTTGCGCGGAGAGTGAAATTGCTGAATCAATTCGATGTGGCGAAATTGCTGGGAATCTCTCAGGCCAAGTATTCGCTGATCGAAAACGGATATAAAAGTCCAACTCCGCAAGAAGCCCAAAAGCTGATTGCCATGTTTGGTCTTAAGCCGAACTACTTCGAGGAAGACGGGAGTGTGTGTGGATGACGGAAAACAACATCCGCAGCATGAGAGTTCGCGCCGGATTGTCTCAGGAAGACGTGGCAAGCAGCCTGCCGGAAGGAACAAACCGCGTAATGGTCAGTTTCATGGAGGCAGGACGAATCCTCCCAACGGTAGACGGCATGAAAGCTCTATGCGATTTGTTCATCTGTTCGCCGTCTGATCTGTATTTGCTTGACGACCTTGATCTTTCACTCAGCGAGCAGTTCCCGACCAAATGCAGCACTTCCGCAAAGACAGGCGGCGGTCGCGGCCCCGGACACGAAGGCATGACTGAATTTCGAGTGTGGGTCAAGCCGGAAGAGAAAGAGGCCATTGAGAAGGCGGTTGCCAAGCTCGGATACAGGTCAAGCGCCGAATGGTTCCGCGAGGCGCAACGAGCGCTCTTGCAGCGCTGCATCATGATGGGGTTGTCCGAATCCGGCAGTAGCATCGTAGACCTCCATTCGCTGCGGTGTGATTAAACCATCTGAGGTTATTGTAACCGCATGGGAGGGCAAAGAAAATGGCGGTGTTTACGAATAGCGACATCAAAAAACGGCGTGAGTTACTGAAAATGACCGCCGCTACGCTTGCCGAGATGATCGGGCGAGATCCGACCACGGTCTACAACTGGGAAAGCGGAAAGTGCGACCCCGACCCCGACAGCCTTTACCAGATTGCGGAGGCTCTTGGCGATTTGAATATCTGGTATGACTGGATGCGGACGAAGTACAGCAGCTATGCGCGGCTCCATCCGGAGGGACGAGCAAACGACCTTCCCGGAGCGACGATGACCATGTTCGCCGAGCTTGCCGATCTGGTTGACCTTCGCCGAGAAACCTTGCGAGACGCGGCGGACGGCAAGATTGATGACCCGAAGCTCAGGGTGGATATTCTGCGGGAAGCCGAGGAAGCTCAAGCGGCGATTCAGCGCTTCATGAATGTGCTGAAATCCCAAAGAGAGAGGCGGTGATTAAATGCCGGCAGCAAAAATTTTCCTGACAAGCGCTGATATTTCCGCTGTGATGGGCATCAGCATCCGTCAGGCTCAGTACACGCTGAACATGTTCGACCAGCGCGGCCAGACCGTCCGGAACGGGCGAAAGAAGATGGTTGATCTGAATATCTTCAGCCGTTTCCTGTCCGAACAGGATGGGGCCGATTTGAGGGAGCGCAAGCGGGATATTCAGGAGTTCCTGCAGGAAGCGAAAAAGGAGGCGGCAGGATGACAGTTGTAACGGCAGATCAGGTTGATAGGGCCGAAAGCGTCACTTCGGCGCTCGAAGAAGTGCTGTACCACCTGCACAGTGCGAAGGAAGAGCTTGAGGGTTCGGGAAGCCGGACGGTTGAGCACATCTCCATGATCGAAGAGATCATCAGCGCGGCGGAAGAAGAAAAAGCCGAATACGATGCGATTCTCGACAAAGCCGATGCACAGGAGCTTGCGGCCATGAATCGTGAGTATGAAAGGAGCGTTCTATGATTCAGCTCCCTGATGTGGCGATTGATTTCGAGCAGGAACAGCACCTCTACACACTGCGCGGCTTCCGCATTCCGTCCGTTACCCAGATCATGGAGCCGTTGAGCCTGATGCTCTACAACGGTATTCCACTTGACGTGCTGAACGAAGCGGCTGACCGGGGTTCGCGGGCACATGAACAGATCAGCAATTACGTTAAGTACGGTGTTGAAGAACCGGACGAGGATACCGAGCCGTACTTCGAGGCGTTCAAGAAGTTTGAGCGTGAATACAAGCCCGCATGGGTCGAGAGCGAGTATCGAACGTATCACAAGATTCTTCGGTACGCTGGAACCATCGACTTGATCGGCTATATTGAGCCGGACGATGGGACTGGTGTTGACGTGATCGACCTCAAATGCACGAGCGTCTATCATCCGGTTATGCTGGCAACACAGCTCTCCGGCTATTGCGAAGCACTCAAAAGCCACGGTGTCAAGGTCAGGCACCGGTACGGTTTGCAGCTTCTCAAGACGCAAAAATACAGGTTCGAGCAGGTGGAGGACGGCTACAAGACGTTCCTGCACTGTTTGGCAATCTACAACGCAATGGCTGCCGAAAGGAAGCCGTGAACAGAAGGAGGCAATCCGAAATGGAGGAACAGGCTATGGTCAACGAAGCGAAGCCGGTCAATCCCTCACTGGAAAACCAGCTTGAGAAATCCGGCCAGATGGCTATTGTGGAAGCTCGCAGCATGGTCATCGAGAACAAGCAGGACTACGAGCAGGCAGGAAAGTTCTTGGTTGAGATCAAGACCCGTGCGAAGCAGATCAAGGACTATTGGGCGCCTACCAAGGCGGCGGCGAAGGCAGCACATCAGTCTGTTGTTGACCGCGAAAAAGAGATGCTTGTCCCCTTGACCGAGGCTGAAAAGATCATCAAATCCAGCATGGTCAAGTATCAGGCCGCACTTGAGCGGGCGCGGCGCGAAGCCGAGGAAGAAGCTCGCCGCCGCCAACAGGAGGAAGCCGACCGTCTGCTCGCTCAGGCGATTCAGTCGCAAGAGAACGGCGACGACCACGGCGCAGCCGTTGGAATGGCAATGGCCGAGATGGTCGAGGAAATGCAGCCGCCGGAGATCATCGAAACGGCGAAGGCTGTTGGAACCAGCGTCAGCAAGAGCTGGAAGGCCCGCGTTGTAGACGAGACGGCAGTTCCGGCCTATGCGAACGGGCTTGAAATCCGCAAGATCAATCTCGCGGCACTCAATAGCATTGCCCGCATGACGAAAGGCACCGCGAAGATTCCGGGCGTGGAGTTCTTCGAGGAAATGAACATCAGCGCAAGGAGCTGAGGAAGGAGTAATTCATGAACGAACCGTTTGAGGGCGACGTCATTATCGCCAATCCCTATGCCGTAGCCCCAGCGCAGGGAGTGTCCATGCAGGATGCCCAGCGCCATGATTCCGGGAATGCGCTGGCGGCGAACGCCGAAGCCCGTGTTGTTGCCGAAGTCAAAGCCCAAGTGCTTATGGCGCGGCAGTTCCCCCGCGATGAGCAGATGGCCGCCGAGAAGATTCTGCGCGAGTGCGCGCGTCCTACGCTTGCTGACGCGGCGGTTTACACCTTCCCGCGCGGCAAGGAAACCGTCACCGGCCCGTCGATTCGCTTGGCAGAGGTTCTTGCCCGGAATTGGGGCAACTGCACTTTCGGCTATGAAGTGCTTGAACGCCGGCAGGATAATCGCGGAGTGGGCTATTCCGTCATTCGCGCCTACGCTTGGGATTTGGAGACGAACATGTACATCTCCCGGCAGTTTGAGTTGAAGCACTGGCGCACGACCAAGAACGGCGGTTATAAGCTGACGGACGACCGCGACATCTACGAACTCGAAGCGAACATGGCATCACGCCGCATTCGTGCCTGCATCTTGCAGATGGTTCCGGGCGATGTTACGCAAATTGCCGTTGCCGCCTGCCGCAAAACGGCTTCTTCTGGACTTGCTGAGAAGATGGCCGACAAGGAGCAGCGTGAGAAGCTGATCTCCGCTACTGTCCGCATCTACGAGCGCATGGGCATCAGCCTTGCTGATCTGGAAGATTACCTGAACGCGAAAAAGCAGGACTGGTCTGCCGACCACATGCTGCGGTTGAAGGAGCTGAAAAACTCCATCGACGACGGTGTTCTGCCTATCGGAGAGGTTTTCCCTCACTTGGCGGGCAACGACAAGAACGCCACTGTCAGCAAGGAACAGGCTGTTGCGCTCATGGAGGCGGCGAAGGCGACCGGACGGCAGGGCGAAATCAGCGACGCGCTCAAGAAGGCCGGAATTGCGAAGTTTGCCGACACCCCGGCTGCGCGCTACGAAGAGGTTAAGAGCCTGATTGCCAGCTTCGGCACGCAGGAGCAGCCGGCAAAAATCGAAGGCGGTTCGGACAAGCCTGTACCGTCCGAGGAAAAGGAGAAATAAGCAATGGCTGAAAGACCCATCAAAAGCCTGTCCGACCTGATGGACGGAGGCTTGGAGGAACGCTTCAATCAGGAGCTTACGAAGGTGTGGCAGAACGTCTACGACCCCAACACGAATCCGACCGCAGCGCGGAAGGTCGTGATGGAGGTCAAAATCGTTCCCAATGAGCGGCGCGATTCCGTGCAGTTCCATGTGAACGTGTCCTCCAAGCTCGCGCCGCATGTGGCGCTTACGCAGACGGTCATGCTCAGTCTCGGCGCAGACGGCACGATTACTGCTACGGAGCGCACGGAGCAGGTTCCGGGGCAGCTCGACATGGAAGGCAATGAAGCTCCCTTGCCCAGCACCATCAGCTTTGGGCGGCTCGAAGCAGTCAAGTGAACAAGAAAGGATGATTGAAGTATGGCTACTACCCCCAACATCGAACCCAAGAGCAACGGTTTCTTCAATGGCGCCACTGAGCTGGCGCAGTATCTGGTATCTCAGGGCAAGAACGACGCGAAGAATGAGCTGGCGGTAAACCAGAAGCTCATTGAAATTGATGGCGTTCAGCACTATTGGGACAGCAGTAACCTTCGCTGGCGCCCGATTACCGCGCCCATTCCGGACGACGAACCTGTTCCGGAGCGGTATGTTTTTTTCACCCTTGACGGTCTGATCGATTACATCCGTGAGAACGCAGAGGGCAATATTCCGCAGCTTGATTCCGAAGCGAAGGGCGGCGACCGGCTGATTTTGCAGGTGGTGAATCATCGCATTGTCAGGCTGATGTCTCAGCCCTCGAAGTACAAGAAGGCTCGCCATTGCATCGCTTGCGTGGAGGCGCATGTGCCGGACATCCGCTTCGACAGCTACATGGACATCGAGCAGTTCAACGTGCAGCTTCTTTCCACATTCATCGACACGCCTGTGCGTGCGGAGCTCTTCAAGATTGTCAAGTCCCTGACGAAAGAGCAGAACTGCAACGTGACCGACGATGGCGTATCTCAGGTGCTGACCGTCAAGCAGGGCGTATCCCTCGCGCAGAACGTCACGCTTCAGAACCCGGTTCCCCTCAAGCCTATGCGTACCTTCTCTGAGGTGGACCAGCCGGAGAGCAATTTCACCTTGCGCGTGAATGGCGACGCAGATGTCGCACTCTTTGAAGCTGATGGCGGCGCTTGGAAGAACGCTGCGGTTGCGAACATCAAGAACTATCTCGAAAGCAAGCTGTACGGTTACGGCGTAGTCGTGCTCGCGTAAGCAATCAGCAAAGCCGGGGCGGAGATACCGCCCCGGTCTTCAGGAAGGAGGCGATGACAGACAATGCCGAACCGAATCATCAAGGAGGGTATTTGCGCAAACGAGCAGATCGACCGGCTGACTGCGTTTGAGGAAACGTTCTTTTACCGTTTGATCGTGAATGTCGATGATTACGGTCTGATGGACGGGCGCGTCTCCGTCCTCAAGGCAAAGCTGTTTACGCTGCGCTGCGGTACGATGAAGGACAGCGAGGTCGAAAAAGCGCTCAAGCGTCTGTGCGAAGAAGGCTTGGTAGAGGTGTACCACTGCAAAGGAAGGCCGTATCTGCACCTGACCGGCTGGGAGCGGAATCAGCAAATCAGAGCTAAGAAGCCGAAATACCCGCGCCCGGAGGAAGCGGACGAGGAATTGCCTGAAATCAACTGCAATCAAGCGCAAGCGGATGAAAGCAAGCTGAAGCAGACGGAATTACCTGATGGCAAAGAAAATCAGCCGAATGCCGATGACCCGGTTGTGGTCGAGATGGTGCTAAACGACGGCGGAACGTATAAGGTCACACGTTCTGAAGCCGAGCGTTATCAGGCTCTTTATCCTGCGGTTGATGTCATGCAGGAACTGCGAAATGCAGCGGGTTGGCTTGAGGGCAATCCTACGCGCCGCAAAACGAAAGCTGGAATCAAGCGGTACATCAATGGCTGGCTTGCGAGGGAGCAAGACAATAGCAAAAGCAAGGGCGGAAGTAGCGTATCCTATGCTCCGCCATCCAACAAGCCGAGTGGCGGGAATCCTTTTAAGAGGTGACGGCTATGGACGATAAAATGACCCCGGCGGGCGTAGCGATGATGCAGTCGTTGGTGAATATGGTCGGTTACGACTGCCCGAAAGAAGAGAATGGCGATTATCGCAACGAAGAGGGATTGCTTGTGTGCGGCGTATGCGGAAAGCGCAAGGAACGAAAGCTGAACGTCCCATATCTTGGCGAGCGCGTCGTTCCGACGCTCTGCGCTTGCGGAGAAGAAAAAATCCGCAGAGAGGAAGAGGAAAAGGTGCGGCGCGAGGAACAGAAACGCTGCGACGATCTGTTCTCATTCAGCCTGATTGACGACCGCTTCAAGGAAAGCACGTTCGAGAACTTCAAGATCAACGAATATAACCAGAGGCAGTTCAAACTGGCAAAGCGGTATGTTGAAAAGTTCGAGGAAATGTATGCCCGGAATAAGGGGCTGCTGTTCTATGGCGAACCGAGCACCGGCAAAACCTATCTTGCATCCTGCATCGCCAACGCCCTGCTGAAAAAGCGTGTGCCGCTGATTGTGACTTCTATCATCAAGCTGACTTCCGCGTCCGGCCCGTTCTCCAAGGAAGCCGAGGAACAGCGGCTGCTTGTCCGCAAGATGAATGCGGCAAGGCTGCTTGTCATTGACGATCTCGGAACCGAACGCGAAACCGACTACAAAATGGAGCAGGTGTTCGAGATCATCGACAGCAGATATGGGGCGAAACGCCCGATGATTATTACAACGAACCTGAGCCTTTATCAGATGCAGCATGAACCAAACATGCGGAAGCGCAGAGTGTACGAGAGAATCTTTGAAATCTGCCACCCCGTCGAGTTTACCGGCCCGTCATGGCGTTGGAACACGGCGGAAAAAGACTATGACGAAATCAACAATATCCTGCTTGGAGACTGAAGGAGGCGGCTTGCGTGTTGCTGGTTGCGATTGACCCTGGAAATGTTTATTCGGCTTATGTCATCATGCAGTCGGCAGACTGCAAGCCGCTCCACTTTGGGAAAGTAGAGAACGCTGCCCTCGAAGAAATGCTCAAAACGGACGAGCGTTTCTCCGCAGATGAGTATGTTATTGAGCGCGTCGCCTGTTACGGCATGGCCGTCGGGCGAGAAGTGTTCGACACCTGCGAATGGATTGGGCGCTTCAGCCAGATCGTCAAGGACGTGCGCGGAGCTGACGCGCAGTACGTCTTCCGGACCGAAGAAAAGAAGTTTATCTGTCACAATATGAGCGCCGGGGATGCGAATATCCGCAGGGCGCTGATTGACCGCTTTGCGGAGCATGATCTGAAGAATGGCAAAGGCACAAAGAAACAGCCGGACTTCTTCTACGGCTTCGCAAAGGATGTTTGGGCCGCGTTTGCGGTCGGCTATACCCACCTCTACAAGAAAGAAATCGAACGAGATAGAGCAAAATTATTTGAGTGAAAACTCAAATTTTTGCGCTTTATACATTGAGAAATATAAGATAACGCAGTATAATATAATCGTAGGAAATACAAAAACAACCCCACCACAAGGAGGAAACGTAGGTATGTGGCAGTTGATCGTCGGATACGTTGCTGGCGGAGCGTCCGCGCTGATCTTTGTTCATGTTATGAACAAGAAGCTCAGGGAGCAGCGGGCGCAGTACGAGCGGCAGCTCGAAGGGAGCAACCGCAGGATTTCTGATCTGACCTGCAAGGACGCCTACCGGCAGGGCCGCGACTATGAGAGCGACGCCCAGCGACGGTATCGCGCAGAACTCCGCCAGCAGATTGACACGCTGACGGCGGACAATGAGGAACTGCGCCGCGAACTCAACCTCGAATCCGTCTTTGCCAATCGGGTGAAGACGCAGGGCAAGGCGACGATGTTTGTTCGCTGAGGGAGGCTGGCATGAGAAACCATTACGCGATATGGGCGGTGGAGCGGTTCACGTTCCGGTTCGTGGCGTATATTGTCCTCCTGCCCGCGCTTGTCGTCCTGTTCCCGCTGGCAACCGTCAGCAACTTGTTGGGCAGGGCTTTCTACTGGCTGAAAGGGTGGTGAACATGGACGTGTCCATCACTTGTGCGCTCAAGGCAATCAAAGCACAGCGCTCGCGCTTGAGTTCTCAGCAGATGAAAACGCTCAAAGGGCAGGTGCTCGCTGGTGATGTCAGCGGAGCAATGAAGGGCCTGAAAGCGCTGACCGAAGGACGCTCCGCTTGCTGTCTGAGAAGGGAGGATGCCAAATGGCAGAAACGGCTGAATCCATCAGAGCCGATGCCCTGAAGGAGTTGGAAAGATGGAATGCCATCAGGAAAAACGGAAGCAATGACCCGCTCTGGCCGGATGGCGTCAATCTGAATCTGGTGCGGAATCACATCATCTATGCGAATAGGCACTTGAAGGAACTGTCTTCCGCGCCTGTGCAGTTGTCGATGTTCGGCAGCTGTGAAAAGCTGCTTGACGATGGAAGCGCCAATCTCGTACCCCTTCCGCCGGAGGTTCCCAACGACTTCATGGCAAGAAAGAGCGAGATTCTTCAAGGCGCAAAGAAAGCCATCTCCATTCTCGAAAACTCAAAAAGCCTGAATCAGACGGGCAGGAGCGCGGACCTTCGACGAGCAATAGAGACGGGCGATTACGTTACCATGAAGCGATACTGCGCGAGAATGGTAGCTGATGGTATTGACGTCGGATACGAAATAAGGAGGTAGCACATGGGGACGAAAACGAAAATCGACTGGTGCGACAGCACATGGAACCCCGTAACGGGTTGTCGGCACGACTGCGCGTACTGCTACGCGCGGAAGATTGCAGAGCGGTTCGGCGGCGTGAATTATGAAGACGAATTGGAGAACCGATACGGAGAGTACGATGTTGTGCGGTTGCACGCAGAAGAAGATGTTCACGAACTCGACCGTCCGATTGCGGATTTCTACAGCGGCAAGAAGGCTCCGTACCCGTGGGAGTTTGACCCCACCTTCCATCACTACAAGCTGGACGAACCGAAAAGCTGGAAGAAGCCGCGCACAATCTTTGTATGTTCAATGGCCGATTTGTTCGGCGAATGGGTTCCGGACGAATGGATTGAGCAGGTATTCGAGGCATGCGAGGCAGCGCCTCAGCATCGGTATCTGTTTCTCACCAAGAACCCGAAACGATATGTAGACCTGTACGGAAACGGTATTCTGCGCGTTCGTGATTCTTTCTGGTATGGCTCAACAATAACGGGCGCAAACGAACCATTCTTTTTCAGCCGGATGCCTGACGACAATCCGCATACGTTCTGCTCCATAGAACCGATTATCGAACCGGTTGGAACCATGCAGGAAATGCCTGAGTGGGTGATCGTGGGCGCAGAAACCGGCACTCGAAAAGGCAAGGTTGCGCCACGGAAGGAATGGATTGATGAAATCGCCGCAGAGTGCAGGCGGCATAGGAAACCGCTCTTCATGAAAGACAGCCTGCACGATTTGATGGGCGACGACTTCAAGCAGGAATTTCCTTGGGAGGTGAAATAAAATGGCCAGTTTCAAAGAACTTCCGCGTTGTCCATACTGCGGAGCCGAAATGTTCCTTTGTCCGAAATGGGCGGGCTATCTTGAGTTCTTGTGCCCGAAGTGTAAGAGCAGCAGCCCGAAATGCGAAACGGTGAGCGAAGTCTGGGAGACTACCGCGAACCGAGCCAAACCTGCGAGCCGCGTGCTGAAGCCGGAAGAAATCGAAAAGGCTGAAGTCATATGGATGGAAGAAATGCTGGACGGGCAAGCGCTTCCGGTGGTCGCCATGCTGGTCTATGGCAAGGTTTGCGATGATGCGAACAGCCACTGCCCTTGCATCGCCTTTGCAAGCAGAGACGGAGAAATCACCGATTATCCGTTGGAGGACTACCGAAAGAATTGGCGATGCTGGCTGAGCAAACCGTCCGAGGAAGAACGAGCGAGTAGACCGTGGAGCAATGATTCTGCGGAAGGAAGCGTGGCCGTGGATGAAACTCGGTGATTGGGTACATTGCACCCGCTGCATTCGCAAGACCGGAAACCACTACGAGGTTATCCCGGCGGGAAACACGACGGACAGCACGGAAACAGCCCTGTATTTCGAGCATGGGGCAGAAGAAAACGCCGAAGAACATGCGGCAGATCAGCATTTTCGATGGCCTGCTTGCAGGAAAGGAGACAAAGAAACCATGAAACATTGTCCGTACGAAGGATGCAAGAACAGCATCGGCGGCGTCGATTGCCGTTTGAACGTCGAAAACGAATGCAAAGCCGGAGGCGGCTACGAGGCGTGGGAGCCGATGCCCACAGCCCAACTGAAACCCAGCCGGTCAGAGCATTCCTCAAGTGGGCAATCGTTCTCGTCTGGCTTGCTTATCCTGCGGTGA